CTCAAAGAAGAGGATAACAATATCAAAGAACGAGCAAGACAAACTAACAAAATTCGTGAAAATACCATTTTGCGTAGTTTGGAAGATAGAGAGGACAAAGAAGATAAATGAAAACATTGGAACTATTTGCAGGAAGTAGAAGTTTTACAAAAGTTGCACAAAAACACGGATTTAAAACATACACAACAGATAATCAAGATTTCGACGAGATAAATCAAGTGTGTGATATATTTGATTTTGATATTGATAAAGCTATTGAATCACTTGGTGGAAAACCAAATGTGATATGGGCAAGTCCACCCTGCACTACATTCTCCATTGCAAGTTGTTATTATCATTGGAACAAAGACAGAACACCAAAAACCGAAAGATGTAAAGAAGGCATTAAGATTATACAAAAAACTATTGAAATTATCAAAGAAGTAAAACCAATGTTTTATTTTATAGAAAATCCAAGAGGGTTATTAAGAAAGCAAGATATGATGAATGAGTTGCCAAGACATACTATCACATATTGTTCTTATGGAGATATGAGAATGAAGCCAACAGACATCTGGACTAATTTAAAATGGAAACCAAAACCTATGTGCAAAAACGGAAATAGGGAATGTCATCATCAACCTGCACCAAGAGGTAGTAGCACTGGTACGCAAGGATTAAAAGGATCATACGAAAGAAGCCAAATTCCACCAGATTTATTTGAAGAATTGTTCCAACAAATGGGTAACGCACAATTAAATGCTTTATTACAACTATTTGTTGAGGAAAATAGCAATAACGCTAAATAACGCATTATTTGGGGTGTTCATACCACTTTGTTCTATCTCGCTTATGATATGCTATCAAGAGTGCTTTTATGACTATGTAGGGGTATTTTAAGAAGAAAAATTTCTTATAATTGTTCTTCAATGTTGATTTCAACACGATACACATTATAAGCTGTTTCTGATACTGGTAATTTATTATTTACAAAGCGAACTAAGAAGTTTTTATCAGTATCTGCTCCGCTACTTGCAAATCCATCTTCACTATATCCAAATGCAGTCTTTTGTCCTTTTACTAAATCAAACAAAGCAACCAGTTTATCTTTGTTTGTCTCACTTATATTTTCATAAACAAGTTTTCTTTTTTTGCGTTCTGTTTCGTGATTAGCAAAAGTATATGTTTCGCCACCTAATGATTTCTTAACTCTTATTCCATCGTATGCTTTTGATACATCTGTTCCAATGTTCGGATTCTGATCTGGAGAATAAGTTCCAGAATTAGTTCCTGTTGCGTCTGTTGCGAATTTTACTGTTGTGATAGCCATAATAAAATTTAATCCTTTTTATATTTCTCTCAAAGATACTTTTAAACTTCCTGGACTTCTTGTTAATCCAGTTACTATAAACTTCTTACCATTGAATGATTCACCAAATGGTTCTACAATCATATCAGTATGATCAAACGCACATATATCTCCAACTTCCATTAAGTAGAAGTAGGAACTGCCACCACTGCTACCTGGATTTATTATTTCTGTGTCAATCAACAATTTTGGATTTCCTTCAATCGCATTATAATAATTAGCATAGCCATCATTTTTATTTCCAGAACCCATATTCCCATTGGCAGAACCTATTCCTCCTATTATCATTTCCAATTCTTCTGTTGCAATATTTTCATCACTTTGTACATTATAATCTGTTCTTGGATTGTTAGTTGTATCTGTAAATGTTTTTTCAAATAATAGTTCATCATTGATAGGATTGCGTTGATACTTAATAACTCTTTTGGTAATCAAATTATCAAAAGCAGTTAATGATATATTCGTATTAGTTATATCGCTTTTGCTTATTGTGTGGTCTGTTGATGGACTGTCTACCAAATAAATATATTGTGGGCTACCATCACTGGCTTTAAATCTAAATATAAATCCACCTTCTTTTTGACATTGTTCTAATATCTTTAATAACTCTTTTTGTTTATGTAAGTAATAAAAAACACCCCAAGAGCTTCTTGCTGTATTTAGTGCGGTATAATTTTCTGGCTCTTCTGTAATTCCTGCATATCTATAAATTAAATCTCTGTGCATTTGTACAATATTCGTAGCAACATTTCCAGAGTTCCAAGATTGGTCAAATCCATCAGTTCCTGTGTACAGTTTTTTAATTCCTGTAACTGCACTTGAATTAGCAAGATTATCTGTATCTGTTATTTTTGTAGTTATTTCAAAATAAAAATCGAAAGCATCTATGGTAACACTACCTGCTGAATCAGAATTATCTACAACTTGATGATTTACAACAAATTGTATTTCAATGCTATCTGGTATTTGTCCATTAGCATTAGAAAATGTTCCAGTGCTTAATAAATCTATGGCAGGATCATAAGCAGCTGTTCTGTTTCCAGTTTCATTGGTAATAAGAACAGTGTTACTTAGTCCTCCGTAAGTTGCTTTTATCTTTAATTGTGATGTAATACTTCCACCAGGTAGTTCGCTATGGTTAGATACACCCCATTTCACATATAATTTACATTCTTGTATATCGTGTTCTTCTTTCCCTATATCATTAATTCCATAAATAAATTCATCTTCTCCATCTCCTATAGGAGCGGTAAAATTCCAGGTAGAAGAAGAACTTCCATTTATGTCATAAAAGTTAGATATATTTGTAGGTAAACCAACAGAAGGGCTTGTTACATTTATGTCTTGTATTGGACGAAGAAGATAAGCTCTATGTAAATCTAAATCTGTAAATAATATATTTTTATTAGAATCTGTTACACCTTCATAATCATTTGTACTTGCATTCTGCTGATCATCTAATGCTGTAAATATTGGATTACCGTCAGTATGAAATAAATCTTTAATTGGATAATGAAGTCTACCATCTCCAGTAATAGCTTGATGTGCTAAGCAATTATATCTACCATTGTTCAGAGTGTCTACCATCACTGGAAAGACTCTTACCGAGTCATATTGAGCAAAGGCAGGGGAAGCTACCGTAGAGCTTAAAGGAGTTCCAGTTCCATAAAATATTGGAAAAAAGTTACCAGCAAGACTTGTATATTCAGGGATTTTTAAAAAGTCTATTGGTGTTCTTGCTGCTATTTCTATATTTACAACATCTTGATTTTGTAATCTTACAGACTTTAACCTACCAGTGTAAATCGTGTTTTCTTCGCCACCTACTCTTGATTTAACAACAACATCTCTGTTAATATATTTTCTTGTGCCACCATAAATTTCTTCTGCTAATGTAGCGTTGCTATGATTAGACAACTGACCATTCACGCAGTTAATGCTTATATTCCCTACCTTAGAAGAAGATTCTGCCAAATCAATACTTTCTCTTATTGAGGGTAAAGATGTAATCAATGAGTGATATTGCGTAGCACCACTTCCAACCAATGCGGTTGCAAGTCTTATATATTGCGTATTAACAGAGCCATCAGTATATGTATTATTTCGTAATTCAAAAATCCATTCTTCTTTGATAGTGCTTGTTAATGCACCATTATAATTATCTGAACCTGATAGAGCCATTACGCAAGATTTCTTCTGATTGAGTTTTCTATCTCTGGTAGTAAGCTATCTCTTACAAATTCTTGTGTGCCAATAACATTACCCATAATATTTACAGTTACTCCAGTACCGCTACCTGCGTCACCAAAGTCTGGACTTGATAGAGGAGTAATGTCTACTCGTTCTCTACCACCAGCGTTATCTCCCACCTTAATAAATTGTTCTCCACCAGTAACAAAAGAACCACCACGAGCAAATGCTGGAGCTTGTTGTTTAGATATAGTTGCTATTTGTGCTGCAGAAACTGCACCCATTGCAATAGATAGTGCTTTAGCTCTTCCTATTGCTGTTGGATCAAAGAAGCTTGCTGCTAATGCTTGTTGCATTAATGTATTAATAGATTTAGCTGTATCAATAAGAACTCCTGATATTTGCATTGCTTTTTGCATTTTAAATATTCTTTTTTGTTCGTCTGAAAACTTAGCACGAATATCATCTTCCATTGTTTGTCTTTGTTCTGTAGAAGCATTTCTAAATTTATCTGTTTTCTTTAATGCTTTTATTTCATTGTTAATTCTTTGGTCAAGATTTGCTTTTTGCATTGATATAATTTGGTCTAAAGAATTTCTGAATCCATTTACTAACTGGTCTTGAAACATTTCATCAAATTTCAAAGATTCTTCAAAAGCTCTTTCCATTCTTTCGAAGTCTACAAGCTCTGCCGCTTCTCCTGCTTCATCTGCAAATGTTTGTACCATTTGTACCAATCCATCTCCAGTTGGCATTCTAACAGGTAATTCTGGCATCATAGAGAAATCCATTGCTTTCATAGGATCTTCAAAACCAGTCATAAAATCTCCAAACGGACTCATACTTTTGAGTACGGTCAATCTGTATCTATCTTGAACTTTAATTAATTCTTCTAAGCCTGCTTTTTCTTCTTCTAATCCTTTTTTGGTAGCTTCTGTTTTTCGAATTTGAGCTGCAACTGCTCCTTTCATTACCATTTTACCTTCTTTATTTCTCATAGAAGTTTTTTTACCAAAAGTTTCTAAAAATTCCCTCAATTCTTTTTCTTCTCTTAATGCTTCGTTTAATTCTTTATTTACTTGTGCAAAATCTCGTGTAGGATCTAAACTTTCTTTTAAAACCTGCATTCTTAATTCTAATGCTTCTGCACTCTTTTCAAGAGCATCATCTTTAATTTCAATTCCTAACGCTTTATTTACTTCTTTTAATTTATCGACATTGGTTTTATTTATCTCAGTAAGGAAGTTTGCAAATGTGCTAAACACGGAAGATAGTCCTTGTATTGCACCTCTAAAGTTAATTAAATCACCTAATGCTGCACTCATTCTGGTAAAAGAGTCTGATAAGTTGGATACCATACCAGTCATTGTTTTTGATAGTGCGTCTGTAGCACCTGCAATACCTGATGCTGGGTCAAGCAATGTTTCCTCTAATGCTTTTCTAAATTGTGGTAATGTCAATTTAGATAAATCTTCAATACCTTTAAAATCACGGACTAATTGTAAAATACCTCTTTCTCTAAGAATATCTGCTGCACCTGCACCACCAGCAAATGCTCTACCAAGTGCTTGTGCTGCTTCCGTAGCAGTTACACCCATAAACGCTGCCAAGTCAGCAGTAGGCTTAATCATCTCTTCTGCATTAGTACCAAACGCTTTTAACGCTGCACCAGCTTCAACAACATCTGTTAATGTAAATGGGGTAGTCGCTGCAACTTCATTAAAAGTTTCAAATGCCTGTGTACCTCTATCAACAGAACCAAACATAGCATTCAGTCTTACTTTGACCGCTTCAAATTGCATTGATGTTTGTACAAAGTTTCTAACTGCTGCTATTGCACCACCAAAAGCAAAAGTAAATAGCAATAATGTATTTCTAACCGCACCAAGTTTTGCTTGTAACCCAGCAGTAGCTAATCTTAGTCTACCAAAACCACCAGTAGTTTTTTGTAATCTTTGTTGTAATAATTTATTTTTAAGATTTAGTTGGTCAATCTGCTTTTGCATTTTGACAATCTGAACTCTGCTTTTAGATAATGCAACCTTATGCTTTTCATAAGATTGAATCATTTTCTGATTTATTTTTTGAGCTGCTTTGCTTTCTTTGTTAAGTTTGTTCTGCTTTTCAGATAATCTATTCTGTGCTTTTGCCAATGAATCTAACGCTATTCTTAATTCTTTAGCACCAGGTGAGGAAAACTTTAATTCTATTTCGTATCTTTTAGCCATCTTTAGTTTTTTTAAATTGTTCTGATTGGATATAATTTAACATTTTTTCTATAATATTGCACTTATCAATCCATTTTTTTGGGTGATTTCCGTATGATCCTTCATAGGGAGCAACATTCATCTTTTTAGAATAGGTATATCGTTGTATATCTCGTTGGTATTCTTTACTTATAAATAGATTAGGACAAGCAAAAAAAGGTAAATGTGACTTGATAGTTTGATGTAGTTCAAACTTCTTTTTTGATGTGGCGTTATGTTCTTCTAATTCTTCTTTTAAGAGATTGATAACATACCATACATCGTCCATAGATGTAAAGGTGTGAACGCTGTTATTCTTTTTAAGAGGTAACTTAGCTTTATATGGAAAGGTAGAATATTTGCAACCCTCACACCAATCATCTATCAATATGTTTAATTCAAGTGAGAGGGATTCTATTCCCCCAAGCTATTGTATTCCTGAATAGCTAATTGTAATTCTACTCTATCTTCAATAGATAAAGATTTAATATATTTATCATCTGCTTTATCTACACCATTTCTAATCCATAGTGTACTTAATGCAAATTGATTTTTGATTACTGATTGTCCATCTACATTCTCAAATTGTATAGAATCCATACATTTATCAAATGAATCTACAGACATCTCTTTAAGGGTAGCTTTCTTGCCACTCTTAAGCGTTATTTTTTTAGACATTGATTATCCTTTATTTGTTTTATTGAATAGTAATACCAATCAAATTACCTGATGTACCTGCAACTGCTTTTGTGCTTACTGACAAAAACATTGCTTCTTCTTCAGAAAAAGATACATCTGTAAGGATCGCTTTTGGTATTGATAAATCTATATTTCTTGGAACATCTCCACTAACATCTGTTTTTGCAGTTAATGTATTAACTACTGTAGATGAGCCATCTTGTGATTCAAAAGAAGCAACCAATCCATCTGTATCAGCGTCATATTTAAGAACAGCGTCAAATGTAACAGCAACTTCTGGTAATGCTCTTGCAATAATCTGATAGTTACCGTTTTGGTCAAATCCCATAAATTGTGCATCATTTTCAACTACACAGCTAAATGATTTTAAGATAGGACTTGTTACACCTGCGATAACAATATCAGCATCTGTTGTAACAGCGTCATCTGCATAATCTGTTGTAAAGTAGTTTGTGTTAAAGTGTGCAGTAGATGTAGGTGCTAAATTGCTTGTAAAACTTGGAATCATTCCTGTTTTGAAAGTACCAGACATTTTAATTCTTCCTGACTCTTCAGAAATGTCACCATTTAAAGTTAAAGAAGTTAAAACACAACCAGTGAACAACATAGAGTTGTTTGCTTCTGGTGATTGTACTAATACACTGAAAGTTCCAGTATCTGCATCTGATGTTGTATCTCCAACTTTAATATCTGTTGGATCATACGCTGCTTCAATAGCAAAAGTAGAAGCATCTTGAGTAATATTTTTTACTAATTTAGGTAAGACAGTAGCATCTGCTATTCCAGAAAAACTAATTTCTTTTACAGTTAATTTGTTTGATAGGAATACATCAACTTCTTTTAATGTTCTTCCTGCTCCGTGTCTAACATCTAACACTTGTTGTGGATTCAATGAAGGCATCTCGATTGAATCAATATTAATTAAAATATAATCTGCGTCTGTAGAACTCGCAGTTCCAACAGTTCCTTCGTTAGCAATAGCTAACTGAAATTCTTTTGGTGAATATGATGTACTAAGATTTGCCATTTTACTTTACCTCTTTTTTAATTTTTTGCTTTACTTCTTCTAAATAATCTTTTGCTAATTTAGGCACTTTTTTTAATTCTACGGACTTACCACTATTTAGTAAAGCCCAATCTGCATAGTCTAATTTTAGAAAACTTGGTTTTCTCGGCATTAAGCCATCTTTTAGTTTATATTTTTTTGCCATAATTAACTCCTTACAATATAAAAAAGTCCATCTGAAGTTACAAAGAATTTATCATTAGAGGTAATAAATCTTACAAACTGCTCGTGTGACTCCTCGTACAACACTGGAACAGTAATTCTTGACACATAAACATTATCTATTCCTGCATCTACATTATGCTCTACTTCAGGCATACCTGCATAAAAGTATGGTATATCTCCACCATTAGAGTTGTTAAACAATATGGTTTCTATCCTGGTGACATCTTTGTACATCTGGTCTAATGCCTTCTCATCATCTCTGTATGTTTTCAATATATAATCCATCTGTATATTGTAAACATTGATGTAGGACTTTGTTCTTTTTTCTACTAATTCTTGTGAGGTAGGATAAATGCGTAATGACTTTGTGCCAATGTCTTGATGTTGATTGTCAAAGTATATTGGCAATCCACCTTTAAACTCTGTGCGCAACTTATCACGCAATGGCGTCATAATCTTTTCATAAGTAATATTTTCGTATGTCAGTGCCATTATCGTACATTCCCTACGGTTATATCAAAGGTTGCTTTTCTGTATCCATTAAACTCTATGTCATCTGCATAATCTATTCCATTGATAGTACAATTAAACAATGGATCTAAATCTACCAGTGTGTAAAACAATTCTTCTATTCTCGAAACAGTGCTAAAAAACTTTTTAATGGTAATATCGTTGCGTTTTTGGTCTAACATAAAAAACTCTAAAGTAAGATTATAATTATTTGGCAATACTTGAAACATTGTATTTTGTGCATCAGAGTCAATACCTTTAATAATACAGAATTGATTACCTCTGTGTTGAAAATTTCTTGAACGAAAGATAGGTAGGGAAGTAAAGAACTCACTCTTTATTCCCTGTTGGATTGTTTCTTCTACATTTACTTTCCAAGCATTAGTAGATGCGACTGCCATTCTTACCTCGATAGAATTGTTTGAAATCTTTACGAGTCATTTTAACAGAACGCATAGAAGGATTATCTACCTCTTCATAGATTCCAGATACTTCTACTTCCCACTCATCATTCTGCGTTGCAGTAGATGCGTCTGATGAACCCTGAAATCTTACTTGTAAACCACCTACTAATTCTTGATAATCGCCATTAATAATTTCATCTTGTAATACTAAATTGTTTTTCAATCCATCGGTATCTTTTGCATACACAGAGTATTTAGCAGTTCCCATAGCACCAGCAGTAGTTACAATGACTTTCAATCTATCATAGCTACCATAGTAATTTCCTCTTGTGTCAACAATATTAAGACTTCCAGACACAGAGATTTTTCTAACAATACCTTTAGAAGCATCGCCAGTATTTTGGAAAGCAAGTTTAGCTCTACCTGCATTTAAATCTTCGATGTGCATTGTGGCTTCTTCAAACAATGCTTCTGCTATTTCGCTTGTTGGGTCTTTCCCTTTGACTAAAAAGAACGCTGCAACTAAAGAAGTTAAGCGTCTAATAAGATAATCGTATGTACCATCTTTTAATAAAAATTGTTCTCTTGGAAGTGTAGCATCTAATTTAGAATCTACATAATCACTTGCGTCTTTCATTACTCTATTCTTTAGTGTAACAAAATCCTCTCCTGCTTCCATTAATAAATCATCAGGACTACTTGAGTCGTTGTAATAATATACTGCATCTTCTGACTCTTCATAGTACCATTTACCATTAGAGTTTACATCTGTCTTTGATGATTCTGCTGATCCTAAGTCTTGTCCATCTGCAAAGAGCTGTGTGACTAATCCAGAATCGTGAGAAGCATATCTACTGACTGAATCTACTACCCAACCATATAATGGTTTCTTTGTATCAAATTCATCTAAATTTGGAAAGGTATCTTTTAAATCTCGTGATGTTATATATGTAGGCATTTACTCTCCTTTAGCTCTTTTGTACCACCCATACCAAAATTTTTCTTGCGTAGGGTTCTCTGAAATTAACAAAGAATAGAATAAAATTCTATAAGAAACAAATCTATCTGGCTCTAATCGTTTACACGCAGAAATAGTCGCTGCACCAATTAGTCCATCTTCTTTTATTTCAAAGGTGTTTTTATTATTACACGCTTGTTGCAATATCTTTACTGCTCTGCGTTGTCCAGTGTTGACTACGCAATCAAAGTATGGATAGCGTAACTCTCTTGGTAATGATTTAGCTTTGGAAGGAATCCAATAGTCTTGATAGTATATTTCTTTTGCTTGTTCTCTGGTTAAGTTCTTGATGTCGAGGTGAGGATAGAATCGTTTGGTTATACCATACTTGGTTTCCCCACCTAAATCATCTTTGTCATTGACATAACCGCCCTCGTGTTCGAGGACTTTCTCAATGATTTCATTGAACTCCATTATGCTGACTTCTTGACTTTTTCGAATGAACGCATTCCCCCCAAACCGAGCATACCCAAAAGTATCGTGGTTAAGGTTGTCATATCGAACACTGGTAAATCCACTTGATAACCAAATGAATATAAGAGAAAGACTAAGAATGGTTGTAGAACGAAATGATAACATAGTGCTACACCACAAGTCCAACCAACAAAAGGACGCCAACCAGCAACGAATAAGCTATTGCTATTGGCTTCAACCTTGTTAACCTCAATTTGGGCTTTGTTGATTTCTTGTATGAGTTCTGCTTTTTCAGATTTATCAAGTGTAAAGTCATCGATTTTATCTACTACTTTTTCTATGATTCCTGCGACTACATTTAACTTAGGCATCTTCCTTCTCTTCTTTCAAAGAAGAATTAAGTTCAGTTGAGAAATGGTTTTTAGCAGCTTGTAATTGCTGTGCTTGAAAATTCAGTCTGCTTAATTGCATATCTAAATCTCTGATCTGGTTTACCATTATTTTCTGCTCGTCTTGTAAGTCGTCAAAGTTTACTTCTTTGCCATCTTCTAATACGATTTTAAATTCATCTTGTTTTGTTTCTTTAGACATCTGTCCTCCAGTATGATTAATAATACTGAATATAACAAATTATGAATATCTACGCATTCTTTTTCTTGTCTTGCGAGAATACTTAGCTCGTTGCTTTCCTGCTTTGGTAGCTTTGCGTTTCTTACGAGTTTCGTATGCGTATTCTGACGAACTCATTGCTTTGAGTAGTCGTTGAGGTAGGTATCTTTCGCCAGTCTTTTTAGAAGGTTTCCCTGACTTAGTACCCCATTTTTGCTTTGTCCATCTGCGTAGACTTTTCTGTGATTTTTTGAGAGCCACTATCTATAACCTCCACCTGCTCGTTTGTAAGCAAGTGCTAACATCTGTGCTTTTCTTGCACTCCATTGTCCAGGATTACCACCTTTGTTCCCTCTTAGGATTTTATTGAATAAACGCTTTCTCAGCGTAGGTTTAGTATAATTACCTGCTTGATTGACTCTCGACTTTTTCTTTCTTCTTGGCATTATCTTACTTCTTTTCTTATATCTTCTATAATAGTTCTTTCGTCAAAGCTCATACTAATACCAGGTTGAAATCTCTTTATTTCTACACCTTCTTTTAGTACAATAATAGTAGGAACTATTTCAATATCCCATTCTTTTACTATGGTAGCACC